ACGACGCTTCCTTCAGTGTGCCGTCGACCTGCATCACATGCGCTCGTAGACAGGAGTCTTGCGCGCGTGGCTCGCCTTGGCCGTCATCGCCCGGTACTCGCCGGTCGGATAGATCAGCTCGGCCTTCAGCGCTGCGGCGATCAGTGCGCCCCAGGCGTTCGGGTGCGAGGGCAGTTCCTCGACGATGGTGCGGATGTCCTCGCCCGTGCCGGTCCAGCCGACCGTCAGCGACTTGATGACGTTGAGGCCTTCGTCCTTCCAGGCTTTGTTGCCGCCAGAGACGGCCTTCATGCCTTCCACCTTGCGATCCTGCGCGGTGTCGTAACCGTGTGTGTGTGATGTCTGATACATGGGGGTCTCCGTTAAGCGGCGCGTTGGGTGGGAAGGGACTTGACCAGACCGTTGATGATCCGGTTGACGACGCGCGAGCGCTTCGGCAGCGCGCGGTAGAAGTCGAGGAACGCAAAGGCGGCGACGGCCGGGCCTGCGAGAACGCCCGCGTTGACTTGCGCAATGGACACGTGCTTGCGGGCTTCGAGCGCCATGGTGGCGCGCTCGTTTAGCTTGGCCGTCTCGTTGGCGGTTTCGGCGTAGCTGCCCCACACGCGCCACTTCAGAAGTCCGCCGCCTTGAGCGCGAGCGGCGTTGCGGCGTGCGCCGCGATAGGTGCTTGCAGATCGCATTCGTAGAACTCCGTCGACCGTCGTTGAAGGGAGGGGACCCCCTGCTCTGTGAAGAAGAGCCAGGGGTCAGGAACGGTTACTTCTTGGCCTTGGCGGCCTTCGCGAGCAGCTCGCGGCAATGCGCGGCGACGACCGGCAGCAACGCCTCGTCGACATCGCTGATCTTCGCCTGCTTGCCCTTCTCCTTGACGATGGTCGAGATGATCGTCGCGTCCTTCGGGAACGCACCGCGCACCTCGATCAGGAGCTTCTTCACGTCGTCGTGCGTCAGGGCCTCGGACTCGCCGAGCGCGTCGTCATCGGTCGTGCCTTCGTCGAGCGGATCGGTCTCGTCGGTTTCCGCAGCGGCAGCAGCGGCGTCGGCAATGGCCTTCGCAGCAGCCTTGGCGGCGGCCTTCGTCTCGGCGGCGGTCGGGGCCTTCGTCTCTTTGCCGGGCGGCACGACCAGGGCGTCGCCACGCAGGCGGGCTTGGTCGTTGTCACTCAGAGTCGAGATGGCCTTGGCGCTCGTGCCGCTGAGCAGCGCTATGGCGCTGGTCAGCTCTTCTAGGGTCTTGAAGTTCAGGGTGAGTTGGAACATGTAGCGGGGTCTCCGTTGGGGTTAGGGGTTGTAGTGGGGGTAGGCGTCGTCTTCACCGCAGCCCGCGCCGACTTCGCCCTTGTCGCGGGACGAGACGAAAGCGGTCCACTCGATCAGCCCTCGCTTGCAGGCGAAGTACCAAGTCTTGAGTTTGGGGCCGGTGATGAAGATCGTGATGGTGCGGTTGCCAGCGACTTCGAGCCGGTGGAACATGTCGGCGCTGCGGCAGACGATGTCGCCGCGCCGCACGAACCGGGTCTTGTGCAGCTCCGGCATGTTGGCGTTGTGCTGGTTGCGCGTGTAGAACTCGCGCAGCGCGCCGCTCACGCAGAGCGACACCGACCACCACGGATGCGAATGCAGAATGCGGTCGTCGTCGTGGTAGTAGTTGTGCAGATAGATGTTGAAGAACTTGTTGCGCGGGATAGCGTGCCAGCGCTGCATGTAAGGGCGGCCGGTCTCGTCGCGCCCGATGTTAACGTCGGGCTTGCGACGACACATGGTGCGCCAGACGAGGTCGCAAAGCAGGTTGGTGATGACTGCGGGCAGGCGCATCGCTCTCTCCGTTGTGATGTCTTGTAATGTCACAGACCTTACGAAACGCGCAATTAAAAACACGGCTGATTATCCGAAGAGCTTTTGCTCGTCGGCGAGCTTGCGTGCGCAGGCCGCCGCGATCTGTTCGTCGACACTCCCCACCAGCACCACGAAGCGTGTGAACTTCGGCTCGGGGCTGTTCATATTAAAAATCCTGCTCATGGCTTGGGCATTGGTGGTACCAACCCAACTTTGCTCGACGAACAGCGTGTCGTTCGCCGTCGAGAAGTCGAGGCCGACGCCCATCGCATCGAGCTGACCGACGACAACTCTGCACTTCGGATCGTTCCTGAAGCGCTCTTGAATACGAATCTTGCGCGCGTCTGTCGTGCGGCCGTCGAAGGCTTCGATGCCGTACTTCTTCAAGTTCTGCTTCAGCGCATCGATCACCACGTGATGGTAGGCGAACAGCACGATCTTCATCTTCGGCTCAGCGTCGAGTTCTTCGCTGACGATGTCGACGACGCCGGGCACCTTCGCGAGGCCGAACAGTTTGCGCAGGCCAGCGACGTGCTTCTCCAATCGTGCGAGCGCCTTGAGCGGGTTGCTCGACTGCAACGCCTCGGCGACTACGCGGCCCTGCTCGGTCTGCATCAGAGACTCTAGGGCCTTGGCATCGGTCGGCTTGGCGCGCACATAGACGCTCGTCGGCGGTTGCAGATCGCGGCCGAATACGTCCTTGCGCGTGCGCCTTATGACGAAGCCTTCGAGCTTCTGTTTTAATTCCTTGTAGTTCTTCGAGCCCGCGATCTTCACGCCGAACGGGGTGTTGATCATCTTGCAATACTTGTCACGGAATCGCGAGAAGCTCAGCGGTCGGCCGAAGCCGTTGTCGATGATCTCCGGCGCAAGCGAGCGTAGCATCGGCCACAATTCGCCTGGATTGTTAGGCATGGGGGTGCCGGTCAACACGAACACGTTGGTCGCGTATTCGGCGAGGCCGCCGATCTTATCGCACAGCGTGCCGTAGACGGCCTTCGTGCGGTCCGTATCGCGCTCTTTGGCGTAGTGCCCTTCGTCGATGACGAGAACGTACTTGCGCCCCTTGAGCACTCGGAGGACCGCTCTCGCCTTGTTATAGGACGCGACAATGCCCCACCACTGGCCGCCACGAAATTCGACGATGGCCTGCCGCCAATTGTTGCGGACGGCGGCCGGGCAGATCACGACGACGATCTCGGCCTCGACCAGATCGGCGCCGTGGATTGCGATGTTTGTGTTGTGCGTGACGATGAAATCTTCGGTCAGGTACAACCCATCTGCGGCATCGACCTCGATGCAAACCTGTTCCACCGTGCGCGAATATTCTACAGAAGTGATGGCGCGAACAATCTTGCAGTCCGGCGTGTCGACAGGGGACCAGCGCCCAGCCTTAAACGCCGTTGTGAACGGGTTGAAACGCGTCTGCATTCGAACCCGGTACTCTACACCCTTCACGCCCCTATCATACGCCGCCTGGGTGGCTTGCCCGCCGAGCGAACGTACTAGCCAGCAAACGTCACGGGCGAGACGCAGCGAATGGGTGCTGTAGGAGGTAGACGACGATTTGTCCCGTTTGGCGCAATGCCCATCGGCATCCAGCAAGCCCCGCAACAGCATGCGGCGCTGTTCTACCGAAGCTACCTTATATTCTTCAGGGATGAAACGCTCGGGGCTCTTTACATTTAGTCCCAACTCGCGAATGCAACGCGCGAGCGGGTTAGGCGCGCAGCCCATCGACGGGTTCGAGTAGCGGTACTGCACGACGTTGGGGCCGGTCCGGTGCGGTGTCAACTTAAGCCCGAAAGCGCACGCGAGCGATTGCATGGCAGGCAGCATGTCGACATCTCTGTCGGCCAGGGAGAACTCTACACCATTGGAGAATGAACCCTCGGCGATAAGAACTCCAAGTGCGTAAGGTGTGATTCGCTGGCAAGCCGAATGGAAAGCGGCCGGACCCTGCGCGGGGATCGACCACTTCGTCTTGCCGTTCTTATACTGCAACCCGCGCTCGACCAATTCGGACAGCGGCTTCACGGTGAAACCGAGACCGGCACGGCGGCGATTCATTTCGGTAACGGCCCACAAGTGATCGACGTTACACTCCACTGAACTGCCATCGCGAAAGGTGACGCGGTACGCGTCTTGCACACCCTGGGGCCACACCGATTTAACAAGCACAGCCCGGCCTTCCGCGCCAAGCACGTAGTCTCCTGCGCGGATAGACCCCATAGGTACAGGGCCGATGGGGGTCATGACGGGTGTGTCCACGGGCAGTGCTTTGCCGACGCGAGGCTCGTGCGCGACTAGGGTTGCGAAGCGACCGGAGACGTACTCACCGTCTTCGCGCTGGAACGGGCGTAGTTCTCTTGCCATCTACTCGCGGTCCTCGGACAACAGCACCTTGATGGCGGTGCCCTCGACGTGCGCGAAGAGCTTTCGAATCTGCCTGCCCTCGTGCATCAGGACTTGCAGCTCAAGGCGCGCGACACGGTAGGTCCTTGACTCCGGGACGTACGCAGAGGGCGCGAACGACATCGGGTTAAGGTCTTCCCGCGCATAAACCTGAAAGCGGTAGCCGTGCTGCATCGAGCAACCCGCCTTGCGCCAGGACGGCTCGACCATCTTCTCTATGTGCTGGCGTTGCGCGGGCGTCATGGCTCAGGCCGCGTCCTTCGGGAAGTAGTGACCAGGGATGCACTTGATCCGCTCGATCAGGTAGCCCGTGTGATACAGCGGGGACTCCGACATCCACTTCGCCAGGGCGGCTTGCCCCATCACGCAGCTCTGCATCGAGAGCGAATCGTCCATATCGGAATTGGTGACGACTTTCTCGAAGCATGCGCCCGCAGCGGGGCCGGTCAGGTGGCACAGGACAACGACGAGGGTCGTGAACATTAGCGGGTCTCCGTGGGTTGGCGCTTTCGCGGTTTGACGAACATGAGCAGAGAGAACGGGAAGAACATCACGAGCAGCACCAAGCGGATCACAGCTTGGTCTCCATCGCGCATTTGAGGATCGCAATCGCGTCGGCTTCGTCTTCGCTCTTCGGTCTGAACCCCCAGGCGATGCACGACTTGCCGACCAGTTCCTTCTTCGCGTTGCCCTTGCCGGTCGCGAACATCTTGATCTCTTGCACCGTGAGGCCCTCGAAGGGCACTTCGTACTCGGCGCACTTCTCGTGCAGCTTGTTGAGGAACGCGCCGTAGACGTGCGCGGCCGTGGTGCCGAGGTGGCGCATCACCTTTTCGTAGAACACCTTCGTCACGCCGAGGGTGAACTGCTCGTCGAGCGCCTTACCGAAACGCTCGTATCGAATGTGAGGTGAATCGAACCGGGTGATGCTGAAGTCCCAAGCGCCGGTCATATAAGACCCGCCCTTGCCGAGGTGATCGTAACGGGCGAAGCCGCACTTCGTCCCTAGATCAACGCCGAGATAGGCGTCTAGTGTTTTCATTGTGATGCTTTCAAATGGGTTGGGGGTTGTCGCGTCTTGGTCCTACGGCCGGGCTGTAAGGTTTGTCAACTAAAGACATGCGACAAAAATAACCGTGAGGTGGGCTTGCGGAGGTGAGAATCGTCAGGTACAACACCTCACGAGTTCGGAGCTTCGGTCCCACGGCCTAGGACGCGGGATCGTTGGCGAAGGCCCCCATCGCGATTCCCTGATCCGGCCGGTGGGGGCCGGAGCCACCGAGCCTTAAAACAGAAAGGAACCCCAATGCGTAAAATCAAGGCCATCCTGATCGATCCGTTCGCGTGCACGATTGAGCACGTCGAAGTCGACGGCGACGACTACAAGAGCTACTACCCGCTGCTCTCGCATGAGACCAAGGCCGTCGACTGCTTCACCTCCGTACAGTGCGAAGTGCTGAAGGGTCTCGACACGATCTTCGTCGATGACGAAGGCTTAAACGCCGTGCCGGAACGGTTCTTCCTGACCGTAGGCACCGGGCAGGCACTCGCGGGCAAAGGCCTGATCATCGGCGCGGACGAGAATGGCGATCCGGTCGACGCGGCCAGCGACATCGGCGTGATCCGTTTCTGCACCGTGTTCGCGGAGCCGGTGGGCGGCAGCGATGACGGCTTGCAGCTCGCAGCGACCACGCCGTGGAAGCGCCCCGATGCCCAATCTTGATCAGGCGATCAACGACGCGCTCGAACGCGGCGAGTTCGTGCATCTCTCCGTGATCCACACGGCCACGGGCTTCGTCGCGAAGTTCGCATCGGCCAGCCGCGCAGGCGGGTACAGCCTCGCCGAGGCCGCCGATCCCATCGTCGCGATGGTGCGCGCGATCAGCGCTGCGCCGATGGTCCGCAAGCCGATGGTCCGCAAGCCGGTTGTGAAGACGCCTGACGAAGAGGCGCTGTCGTGAACGACGCGGCGCTACCTTATCAAGCCGCCACCTATGAAGCCTTAGCGTTCCTCGGTCCCGTGTGGTCCGCAGTCTGCTCCGGCTTCGCAGTGATCCTGTTCGGCACCACGCACCTCACGCCGTCAGGTGAACGCTACCTCGAAGTCTACCACCCCCAACAGAAGGACTAGCCTATGGACTTTTTCGATATCCACTACACCTCACTCCTGACCTTCGCGTACGCCGGTCTCGCCGCTTGGCTCACCAACCGCGTGTTGGTCGCCACCGTCAAGATCAACGCCACCGTCAAGTTCTGACGACTACCGCACGGGTAGCCGTCTAGGTCACCCGTGCGTCTGCTCCGTAACATCTGTCACCTAACAAGGAACAACATCATGTCGAAGAAGAAAACGAAGATCGACCCGAAGGCGCAGATCGCAGCGCGTGTCGCTCCGGCTCCGCGCCCGGCCAACGTCATCAAGAAGGTCTACAAGGAAGGCTCGCCCGGTATGGCCCGTAAGCTGCTCGGCGTCACGTTGACCTTCCTGAAGGCCGCCGTCAACGAACCGAGCGCGCTGATCACCTACGTGGTCGACGAGCAAGGCCACTCGACCGGCGAGATCATCAGCGTCGAGATGAAGCGCGACACCCACGCCGTCACGCTGCGCCGTCGCAACAAGATCACGCGCGGCCTGCTCGGCACCAGCAACATCGGTAGCAGCGCTAGGCACGTCCGCAATAGCTACGCGGCGTGCAACAGCAAGGGCACCAAGCCCGCCAAGAAGGGCCGCTCCACCGGCAAGCCCTCAACATCGAAGAAGGCCGCGTGATGGGGGTCCCTCGCTACACCAGGGAGATCATGACGGCCGACGAACAGATCAAGATGGCCGTCAAGATTCTTCCCGAGAACAATCAGGTCGTCGTGCTCAGCGACGACTCGATCAACTTCGCCGCGACGCTCGATCCGCGCGCCGCACACCAGATCGGTCAGGCCCTCGTTCAAGCGTCGCGCATCGCGGCGATGAACATCCTCGATCCCCATCACAAACCGGAGCGCTAAGATGCGAATGATAAAGACCACCACTTGGGCGCACTTCCAACAGCTCGCCCAACACCCGAAGGCCGGGATGGATGCCATGCAAATGGTGCGTCTCTGCACCGAGCAGGGCGTGCAGTTCGATGACTACGCCGCGCAGTTGCAGTTGCAGCTCGACATGATCGACGCCTTCGACAAGTACCACGTCGCGTGCCCCGATGATAACCAGCTCTCGCTCATACGGGTGTGTGCCGGTGCGGCGGCCAGCGCATGCGGCTGGCTCACCCGCGAAGCGCCGCTTCCTGGCTCTGACGTGGCGTCGATGCTGGTGAACGACGTGGTCGTCACCTTCGCAAACTTCTTCGGTAAGTCCATCACGTGGACTGAGCCGAAGCGCGTCAATCCGCCGTCGCACGACAGCACCCCGACCTTCAACTAAAAACCACAGAAAGCATCACTACCAATGACCATCGAGAAAACTGCCGACTACACCGACGGCCTCAAGCAACGCAAGCTGTTCGCCCGCATGAACGCCGAGATCACCGGGCTCGTCGCCGGGATCGAGAACGTGATGACCGCCGCCAATGCGATGCGCCTCGCCCTCGGGGCCGCCACACTCACTCTGGCCGAGGTCGAAGCGCTGCATGTTCAGCAGACGCACGAGAAGCGCAACGCCGATGCGAAGCTGTTCGAGTCGCAGTCGCGCCTCAGCGAACTGCTCGACGCGGCGAAGCTCAAGACCACCGAGGCCGGTGCGCTGATTGCGCAACAGACCCCGAAGGTGCAGAACCTTCTCACCCAGTCTAATAGAATCGCGACCCGCGACATCGTCGACAACGAACCCACCGGCCCGGTCGAGGGTCTCGACTATGTCGACGTCGCCTTCTTCCAAGACAAGCTCGCGTGTTCGCTGTCGCACGTCAGGAACCTGATCACCCGTGGTGCGATCCCGCCGCACGATGCCGTCGAGGCTGATGACGACGCGGGCGGTCGTCCTAAGTTCCTGTGGCTGCGACACAAAGCGGCCATCGCTGTGCAGGGCATGCCGAAGAAAGGCATCGCCGCCCTGGTCTGATTGCGTTTACTTGACCGTGTTGTAAGGTGTGTGATCTAACAGCACCCTACGACCCTCAATCGAACGGCCCGCTACCGGATCAAACCGATGGCGGGCCGTTCCACCGAAAGGACCGGGCCAACGCCAATCGGCACCGGCAAGCGCTACATAACAAAGGGCACGCGGCAGATCAATGGTAGACAACACACGCGCCCGGCAACTCACCAACCGCACCAACGCGAAGCTCCTGGCACAGTCGGGGCTCTACGTCTTCGTATCCTCCGGCAAGACGCCGCTGATCCCGCGCTTCAACAAGATCGATACGCAGCTCACCAAGGACGAGCGCGCCCAGGCCGTCGAAGAGTACGAGGCGAGGCACGGCGAGGAACCGATTCACGTCGGCGCAACGCGCGATCCGCAAGTTATCAAGAAGATGTTCAACCGCTATCCGAACGCCGTCACGTCGATTGCGTGCGGACCGAGCAAGCTGGCTGTCATAGACGCCGACAAAAAGGACAACGGCCCCGAGCTGATCGGCAAGCACTTCGAAGAGCACGGCCTGCCCGAAACGACTGTCATGATCCCGACGCAGTCAGGCGGCCTGCACTACATTTTCAAAGACGCCAGCGGCACCTTCACCAACTCAGCGGGCGCGCTCAAGCGTCGATACGGCTGCGACGTGCGCGGTGTCGGCGGTCAGTACATCGCGCCGGGCAGCATCCGCGAAGACGGCAAGACGTACGGCGGCCAGAAGGACCTGATCAGATTCCTGCGCGCCTACACCCAGGGCATCCTTCCGCCCGTGCCCGCACACATTGTCGATCTGATCGGCAGCGCGGGCGAGGCATCACAGAGCGTCGACGACAAGGCGCTCGCTGCGGCAATAAAAGAGCTTGAGGATACCGACTGGCCCGATCACGTCGACCTCTACGAGCCCGGCATCGGCATCTACGACCTAGAAGCACTCAGGGAATCAAACCCGGAATACGCCGAGCTATACGACAACCCGTCTAGCGATTGCTCCGACAACCGTTGGAAGCTGGCACAACACGTCCTTGAAGAGTTCAAGATGCCCGTCGTGCATCTCGCCGTCCTGTATGAAGGATGGGAAGGCGCGGGCACTCAAACAGAAGACGGCAAGGGTAGCGGCAACTACAGTCTGCGCGACATCGGCCGAGAATGGGAAAAGAACAAGGATCGTTTCAAATCGAAGGGCGAGGCGTTGGGCGCTGTCGTCGATGAAGACGACGCCGAAGAAGCGGCGCTCGCTGCCTACGACAAGATCATCGAAGAGCGTCGCAGAGCCGAACGGGAAGCACGTAAAGCCGAACGCGAAGCGGCGGAAAAGCCCCAACCGTCCGCGCTGCCGGACCTCGCGAAGAGCGCTTACCTAGAAGAGATTCGCGAGGGCGAAGCGCGCCTGCTCGATTGGTGCATCAAGTTCTTCATAGCACGCGGCACAACGTCAATCATCTCGGGTAAATGGGGCTCGGGTAAAACGGCCGTCTATACCGATGTCGCGCTGCATATCGCGCATGGCCTCCCGTACCGTGGCCGTAAGGTAAAGAAGGGCGTCGTGGTGTACGTCGCGCTTGAAAATGCCGAGGACGTAGAGCGCCGCGTGCGAACGTGGTGTGACGAGATGGCGAAGGCCGGGCACGACATCAGCGACGGTGCTTTCGTCATCCATCGCGGCCCGTGCTGCCTGTACCAACAGAACAGCAAAGCGACGCCCGACGAGAAGGAGCTAATCAAGATCGCAAAGGACGCCTCGAAGCATTACGGCCTGCCGGTCAGCATGATCGTAGTCGACACGCTCAGCCAAGCCATCTCGCCCGGCAACGACCGCGAGCACGGCAGCATCTTCACAGCATCCTTGCAGCGTATAGCCAACGCGACTGGCGCGCACTCGGCATCGCTACATCACCCGACCAAGCAAGGCGAAGCGGTCAGAGGTGACTCTGCCTTGCAGGGCAACGTCGATACGATCATCGAGATCGGCCGCGACGGCAAAGGACGAGGCTTGGTAACGGCTGGCTCTAAGTTCCGAATCGGCGATCCCGCGAAGGTCAAGTTCGGCTACCGCCTGCAAGCCTTTGAGATCGGCCGCGACGAGGACGATGACGCGATTACCGTAGTGCTCGCCGTCGATGATCGCAGCACTGGCGAGGTCATGGGGCCTGTCACCGACCCTGATGATCCGGCCACCGAAGACAAGCTCGCCCCGATAACCGCTGAGCACGAGAACGATCTGCGCCTGAGGAAGTGCGAGAAGATCGTGGACCTGATGCGGCAGCACGGCACGCGCACCAAGGACGGGATACCCCAAATCAAAATTGCGCTGATCGCGTCATTGATTCCCGAACTCGCGGCGATGAAGGCCGAAAAAAAGAAGGACTTCGCGCAGGCGCTCAAAGACGCATATTTCCACGGCGAGCCCGAAGAGAATATAGCAGGCGGCACGCTGAGATACGTCCGAGGGGCTCGGGGCGAGAGCGCCACCCTTCAATTCATAGCAGGCAGGTAGGAGTCCCCCATGAACTACACCACACGCACTGAGAGCTATAAGCACGAAGCGGCTAAAGAGACGGTAGCCTCCTGGCTCGGCAAAGGGCGATCCAATCATACTTGGACGGAATACCCTATAGCGCTCCACGGCGGCAAGGTCTTCGGGGTCGCGTCTTGGCGCTCGCACGTCTGGATGGACGAGTTCTCGCGGGCCGATGCCTCCATCCCTAACCAGGAGAACGTATACCCGCCTCACATCAACCCGGAGTGGGCCGACAAAAACACGGTGCCCTCTTACGCCGAGCTTATAACCAGAAACTACCGGCCGCTGGTGATATTCGACGTGGCGTTCGTCAACGAGCGCGGGATGCTGGAATGCGCTGTCGAGATAACTCACAAACACAAAGTGGACGACCGGAAGCTCGGGCGCATAAAGGCCCTGGGTGAAAAAATGAAACGTGCATTCTGGGTCATGGAGATGGATGCCGAATGGGTGCTGACCCACGTCAACCGGCCCCTGCGGTTTACAGGCAGCGGGGTCAGAATGCTTTACAGCAACGGCGTGCCGCTGCCCTAACCCGCCGACATAGCCGCCTTCGGGCGGCTTTTTCGTATCTGGAAAGTGCCGCCGCTGAAAAACGTGATTTTTAAGCCACTGAAATCACTAGGAAAAAGTGCCGGAAAAGTGCCGACGCCTAAGAGGCCAACGGCACTTTGAAAACTGCAAATTCTGATAATCCGAAAAGAAGGGGCCACGGCACTTTATTCGGCACTTTACACCCGCAAGATCAATAAGTTACGGAAAGTGCGGAAAGTGCCGAAAGTGCCGAAAGTGCGGAATCAAATCGACACTTACCGAAAGTGCCGATGATTGCTTCGCCTCCCCCGTTACTTAACGGGGGAAGCATCGGCGCTGTGTCCGGCAGTTCTGGTAGTTCTCACAGCCGATCAGTCGTTCAGTCCCTCAGTGTTTTTAATCGACATTGTGAGGTGATGGGGATTACAAACCTTACACACCCCCTCAGATCGGAGCGCAGCCTTGTTCCTCCAATTCCTCGATCTCTACGGCAACCCGGTCTATGTCCGCCCCGAGCGCATCGAAGCCCTGCGCGGCGTCGCCGTGACATGGGAAGGTCGGCCGAAGGCCGCGACGCTGATCGTCATGACCAACCGCGAGACCTTCCGGGTCCGGGGGCTGGTCGACGCGGTGCATGACGCCATCGTGGCGTGGCACGAAGCGAACACCCCGAAGCTGGTGCTCGGCGATCCCGCCCCGCTCACCTTCCCGAACCACGCCGTCTACGACACCCGGACTCGCGCCTTCGCGGCGCAAGATTGTCCGCTGGTCAAATGCGACTCGCCGAGGTTCTGCTCGGAAAGAGGATGCGCTGCTCGATGAACGATCTCGTGCGCGCCGTGCTCGACGGCACTGACCCCGACACCGTCCTCGTCCGCGTCCGCCACGCCGAGGGGGTAAGCCTCGCCACCCGCAAGGACTACGGCCGACCCATTGACTATCTCCGTCACCGATCAGCCAATCCGATCAGCGACGCGATGTTCATGGCGGCCGAATTCTACGGTGGCGATTACCACGCGATCAGCGCGGTCGGCAGCAACACCGGAGCAACCATCGAGCACCTGATGAAGGCCGTGCCGTACGAAGCCTCTGACCGTCGCATGATGGATCAGGAGGGCATCAACGGCGGCCGGATGCACCCGAAGTCGGAGTGTCACGAGGCCAAGGACCCGAGCGAACGAATGCTCGGCGCGGCCTTGAACTTGAAGCGTGTCGACGAGCGGCTCGATCCCGTTCAACGCGCGCTGCTCCGCGATCTGATCGTTCGCGAGATCACTGTCGGCACAATCGCAACGCGTTGGCGATGGAAGCCCGAGACGGCGAGCGTGATGGTGCGATACGCGCTGCAACGCTTGGTCGATGTCTACGAAGGTTTGCGTGAAGACTTCGCAACGTACCTTCGACAAGAACGACAAGGCGAAGTCGAAGCAGCATTGGGAATCTGATCATGCACGTCGTTGAAATATTAGTCGGCGGTGTCTTCGCACTCGTCGCTCTAGGCATCGGCGCTTCGATGCTGCACGCCGCTCTCAAGAAAATGTTCACGTCGTGAGCGCGTACCGATCATATCGACGCGATCTCGACAGTGCGTCTCGCGATCTGCGCGATTTTCGCAACGGCGTTCTCGCCGCCTCACCCGTCGTGATCGCACTGCTCGCGATCCTCACCTACTGGATTTTCTTCTGACCCCTGAAAGGACCCCCGATGAAAAGCATTATGGAATTGCTTTGGACTATCTCGTCGATCCCGCATGTCGACGAGCACACACGAAACCGCGCGTCTTACCTGAGCGGTTGGTTTAACGGCGGCCGTGGCCTGAGCTTCGCCGATCTGTTCGGGGGCGCACGCTGATGCGAAACATCGCAGTGATGACCGGCCGCGCCGGTGCGGGCAAGACAACCATCGCGGTGCAGCTTCAAGACCTCGGCTTCGTCCGCGTCCGCTTCGCCGAGAAGCTCAAGGCGATGGCCCGAGCATTGGGGCTGAACGACGAC